ATGATCCGGAGGATCTGTTTCAGATTGGCTGCATCGGGCTGATCAAATCGATCGATCATTTTAATCTGGACTTTGAGGTCAGGTTCAGTACATACGCAGTGCCTACGGTATTAAGTTAGTGCTAACGCCGTATTTATCACTATTTCAAAATACTTAATTTTATAGTATGTCGCTAAAAAGTCATTTTTTTGTCGTTTTTGGCGTCTTTTTTTATGCAAAAATTTAATCAAAGGAGGGAACGGCAGATGATTACAGACGCAATGCGAGAACGTATTTTTGGCAATGAAACAGTAATGAAGAGAGTTGACCTTGTTACGCTGTCCCTTATTTTGAAAACAATAGATGAAGTTTTGGAGGAGGGCGAAAGAAATGCAAATGAATCCGTATCAGACATATCAGCAGGCTCCGGCTATGACTTATAGTCCGGGATTTAACGCTTATCAATACAATCCGATGCAAAACGTACAACAAAGGTTGCCGCAAGAACAGATGCAACCACAGCAAGTACAGCAACCGGCACCCATGTCCGGCATGGTCGGTAAAATGGTCGGAAGAGTAGAAGATATAGCTCCGCAGGATGTACCAATGACCGGAGCGCCGGCGTTTTTTCCAAAACAGGACTTATCAGAAATCTATGTTAAGGCATGGAACAGCAACGGCACACTAGATACTGTCGTTTTTAAGCCCGTTTCGATGACGGATGGTGTAAATCCTATGGATGATGGTAAAAAACTCGAAATAGGGCTATCTGACGATGTCACAGGGGCATTTATGAAACGATTCGATGAATTGGAAAGCAAAATATCATCTATTGAATCGTCATTAACAAAAAATACTTCGAAAAGCACAAGGTCTTCAACCAAAAAGGAGAGTGATGCTGAATGAACCCAATTAACATTATTCAAATGATGACAGGTGGAAATCCTCAGCAGGCAATTCAAAGCATAATTGAAAACAATCCTAATGTTCAAAACAATCCGCTTGCACAGAACGCCATGAAAATGTATCAAAATGGAGATACAAGGGGTCTACAGAATATGGCTGAAAATATGTGCAAAGAGCGTGGAATTACAGTAGATCAAGCAAAACAACAAGTTATGGGTATGTTTAACAAACATTGATACATTTTGGGTCGTGCGCACAAAAAGACCGGTTACCCGATGTAAATAAATTTACGGAGGTAAACCAAAATGTTTAATGGAAATTCACCAAGTCTTGCCGATATTGCGGCAGTGACAGGAAACAACAGGAACAGTGATGGTATGTGGGGCGGTGATGGCTGGTGGGCCATTATCATCTTCGCTATGATCTTCGGCTGGGGTGGCTTCGGCGGTAACGGCTGGGGCGGCAATGGCGGCGGAATGGGATCTACAGCAGCCGCATACACAGACAGTGCAATTCAGAGAGGATTTGACACACAGTCTATCATCGGAAATCTTGACGGAATCAACAACGGTTTGTGTGATGGTTTTTATGCGATGAATAATGGTATGCTTACCGGGTTCAATGGCATTAACACCAATGTAATGCAGACCGGGTACGGAATTCAGCAGGCTATTAACGCCGATACTGTGGCAAATATGCAAAACACAAATTCTTTACAGTCGCAGATTGCTAGTTGTTGCTGTGACGTAAGAGAGGCTATTCAGGGTGTAAACTACAACGCAGCTCAAAACACATGTGCTTTGCAGAACACAATGAACAACAACACCAGAGACATCATTGACAGTCAGAACGCCGGCACCCGTGCAATCCTTGATTACCTTTGCCAGGAAAAAATCTCTAGCCTGCAAGCGGAGAACAGTGATCTTCGCAGAGCGGCTTCGCAGGATCGCCAGTCTGCACTCCTGACAGCTGCAATGAACACACAGACACAGCAGATTATCAATTCTGTAAATCCTACAGCTGTTCCGGCGTATGTCGTTCCTAATCCTAACGCATATGCTTATGGTTGCGGATGCAATACGGGTTGTAACTGCTAACAACTGAATAATTGAGTATCTTAATTGAATTAACTCAATCTAAACCGATCTAAACCGATTTAAACCGATTAAAAACCGTTTTTAGTCTAAGTTTAGTCCAAGTTTAGTCCAAGTTTAGTCAAGAGTTAGTCGAGATTATGTCTGCTATGCAGTATTACTTTTGAATAATCAAAGGGCAGGCTGCAATGTTTGCCCTTATTTTTATGAAAGAGAGGTAAAAACTATGGAAATAACAGGAATTGCGTTACAAACAGTTGCCGCCGGAGAAGATGTTGCATTTACAGAAACGCCGGTAAAAGGAACAAAATGTATAGTCCACAGACAGGGTAGCGGAATCATTAAGCTTAGAGGAATAACCAATCAATGCAGGGCTAGGTTTTTGGTTTCTTACAGTGGAAATATTCAGATACCTACAGGCGGTACAGTTGAAGCTATTTCACTTGCCATTGCAGTAGACGGAGAACCATTGCAGTCAACACAGATGATCGTCACTCCTGCGGCTGTAGAGAATTTCTTTAATGTCTCCGCACAGGCTTATATTGACGTTCCTTGCGGTTGCTGTAGCACTGTTGCCGTGCAGAATACGTCAGCACAAGCTATTGAGGTTCAGAACAGTAATTTGATTGCTGTCCGTGAAGCATAGGGGGTGTTGGTTATGGATATCAAAAGAATGCACAGTATGATTGAAAAGCTGACAGAAGTGGCTTGTTGTGAGTTTGACAAAGGCATTGACAATATCAATGTCGAAGAAATGGGCGAAGCTACGGACATGATGAAAGACCTTGCCGAAGCTATGTATTATCGCACTCTTACAAAGGCAATGGATGAATCTGATTCAGAGGAAATACTTGCGATGATGGAAAAATACGGCGATAGACGTCATTATGACCATTACCGGTACGCTGACGGCAGATTTGCTCCAAAGGGCAGAGGAACACGCCGGGGATATGATGAACCACCGTATTACCATATGGATCCGGAGTGGGATCGTGATATGGATAGACACGATGGTAAAATGCATTACACCGACACCGGCATGAACCGTCCGGAAATGAAAGAAAGCAATTATGACCGTGCAAAACGTCATTACACGGAAACAAAAGACATGCACAAGGCTGACACGCCGGAGGATAAGCAAAAAAAGATGGAGTCTCTTGACAGCTATATGAAAGAGATTACTGGTGATGTGACAAAGCTTATGCACGATATGACGGCAGAAGAAAAGAATTTACTTAGAAACAAGCTTTCAACACTGGTTTCTAAAATTTGACAGTGAGGTGATGGCGTGATGTTTACGATCAACGATACGGCATGGGATGTTGTGATTGTTCCACCGGATGATTACCGGCTACTTCGGAGTGATGACACTATGAGCATCGGTGTTACCGACAGCAATACTCACGAAATTTACATTTCCAGCCTTGTAAAAGGTGGATTTTTCAGAAAAGTGCTTACTCACGAAATATGTCACGCCATTTGCCTTAGTTATGACATTTATCTGCCGCTTGAGCAGGAAGAAGTTTTATGTGATTTCGTGGCAACATACGGAGCGGAAGTCTTTGAAATCGTTGATATGTTGCTATCGTCTATGAGGAGGGTTGCGTGATGGATATCAAACAGCTACTTGACTACGTTCGCCGGACGAATCCGGATATTACAGAGGAGAAATTGGTCAAAGAATTATCAGTAAACTGGTATGCTTCACGTTCTCTGATTATGACCGTAGAAAATAATACTTGCAAAAATGTTAGAGATATGTTATTGTAGTTATACAATTCAATATATTCTACAAGTTATCCATAAAAGCTATCGGGCATTCAAGCGGCGTCCGGTAGCTTTTTTGTTGCAAATTATTTTTAAGTATGGTATAATACATTTATAAAATGTAAATTAAAATGCATTTTATGTTTTTTTGCACAATTTATAATTTGAAGTACACGACGCACATTGTGTAAAGTGACGAAAGCGAGGTGCAACGATATGGTCAATAACTTCGACAACACGAATGGAATCTGCGTGAACACGAAGGATGATGTTTTGCGTGAGCGTTTTATTTACGGTGCGGAGCTGACCGGCAAGTATGGTTTTCCGCAGTTGCCACCGATAAACGCATCAGCGGACGGATTGCGACCGGTTCCGTTTAATTCAGCATCGAAAGAAAAGCATCCGGCAGACTGCCTGTGTCATTTCTTCATAGACGATAATTTGTTTGAGAGGCTATGGAACAATCCACAAAAATATTTTGATATGCTTGGCAATTTCAAATATATCGCCGGTGTTGATTTCAGTTTTTACGATGATATGCCGGTAGCGTTGCAGATATACCAGGTATACCGATCACGGGCGTTGTCTTGGTGGCTGACGCTAAACGGTATGGACGTGATACCGGTTGTTGGTTGGGGATCTGCGGATACATACGACTTTTGTTTTGACGGTCTGCCGATGCACAGCGCACTAATAGTCAGCACAAACCGTTGTTTTACAGATGCCGGAAAGCATTGCTATATAACAGGATTCCGCGAAATGGTCCGGCGGTTGGAGCCATTCCGGGTTCTGGTGGTGGGTAGACCAATAGAGACAGGAACGGAAGAAACGACAGAAATAATATACCTTGACAGCTTCGGACAGGAGCTGACACAAAAATTAAGGGGGTGCAAGGATGGGCAGCAGATCCGGAATGAATAAGGGCGGTTATGTCTTCGGTGCGGACGCTATCGCAGAAACTTACACCGTTGAGCGTGACGGCGTGAAGATCATCCGCCTTCGGTGGCATTTTAAGCACTATAAGAAAAAATTGAAAGAAATAAAAAGAAAAAATAAAGAGGGCTTTCAAATCCCTCTTTATTGATCGGATCAAAACGGCTCACGCATTCTTTTCGATATAATTCGCGATCAACGCATAAGCAGAAGGTAAATCCCAGCTAGAAACCCCAATAAATTTTACAGCATCATCAAATAAGTCCTTGGTATATTTCGGTATATCCCTGCGGATTGATTCCCTTAAATCACCAAGGGAAAAGCATTTTCCTAGAGATTCCCACATATATGCATTATCACCTATTAAATCGTTGATATAGTTATATTCCTTCAATATGTCATTAGTTGAATAACCATTTACACCGGGGAATCTCCTTTTTGACCCAACTGTAAGACTTTCCTCAAATTCTTTCTTTTTCATGTTATTTACAGCCTTTTTCATTTCTTCATAGTTTATCATATTTTTGTCCTCCTTTTTACTTATGATATCATATTTTTATTGATTTGTCCCCGGATTCCTCCGGGGTGTGTGAAAATTAACAAATTTCTCTTCGTTCTTTCTCTGTGGCGTCTAGTTTAAACAATTTTCAATTTCTTTCGCAATGTGTGGGAAAGCTGCTTTTATATCCTGCACACTGTCGGCGTAATAGTCGCCAACAATTTTTCCGAAAATTCGAAGATTTCCGAAATAAAAGCCCCCAAGATTATTAAAGTTAATATCTAAACCTGTCACCTGTTCCGCCTTGTCTCCATACCACATATCAATATTTGCTTTTCCCATTTTTTTATTCCTCCATTTTTTAATTTTTTTCTTGGTCTGCCATCGTCAGCACCGGGAGACCGTCCCGCGGTGGACGCTCCGGAGTGGAGCGTTTCGGCTAGAATTCACAAGGCTTTTCATAGCGGATTATAACAACCTTTTCGCCTGTGCTTTTAAGCGTCCCGAATCCGTTAAACATCGGACCATTTAAGCCTAATAATTTAGGATGGTTATAAAGCTCTTTCCGCTGTCTTTCTGCCCATCTTCCGTTATTGTAGCCGTATATAAGGCTTTCCATTTGCTCTGCTGTCTTAATCTGTGCCGGCAAATCATAAACGCATTTCGTGCCGTCTTCTAATGTTCCTATAATCATAATTCTTTACCTCCTGTTTTTTAAAATCCCTATCGGGTAAAGCAAGCCGGGGAATTGAACCCCGGAACCGCCTGCCGGTCTTGCTATTTAATGATTGTTACGCTGATCTCTGCGTCCTTGTTCAGTTCCTTGATCTCCTCGATTGTGAGATCAACAACACCTACTACAAAACCGTCTACCTTAATTTCTGCTTTTCTCATTTTTCTTTACCCTGCCGGATGTTCCGGCTCCTTTCTTCTGATCTTTAATACATTATATTCTAATATTAGAATAATGTCAAGTGTTTTTATTCAAAAAATAGAATATTCTCTATTGACTTTTTTTACCTTGTATTATATCATTCATATATAAAGGAGGTGATCAGCATGATCAAATATAGGGTCGATGTTTTCCGGCTGCTTAAAGAGCATGGTTACAATCAAACAAGGATACAAAAAGAAAGGTTGTTGCCCGGTCAGACAGCTCAAAATATAAAAGCCGGAAAAAGCATAACGCTTGATACGCTCAATAAAATCTGCATAATGTGCAAATGTCAACCGGGTGATATCATTGAAATTGTTCCGACTGATGAAGAAAAGATTAAATACTATTGACATTATTCTAATATTGGAGTATAATGTAATCACAAAATTAAAAAGGAGTGATTGCAATGAATGATTTATTTGAAATACCAGAAACAGAATCAAATGGAGTATATGCGATCCTTAACGCTGAAGAAAACAGGGTTTACGTTGGTCAAACATCAAATTTAAGAAAAAGAGCAACGCAACACATGAACGCATTAAAAAACGGAAACCACCAAAACATTTTATTGAATTTTGACAGAAATAAAAAATTTTATTTTAAAATAATATTGGAAAATGTCAAGAATCCGGAGATTCTGCCGTTTTTAGAAAAAATATACATGCAGGTATATATAAATTTGGGATATCAGTTATACAATCTTTCCCCAAAAAATTCATTAAAATCTTGCAGGCTATATGATGAAATAGGTTTATCTTCATACGAATATTTCAGATCTCCAGATTTTGCGAAAGATGTATTTTGCAATCCTAATATTGCATATTTCATTGTTGAAAAAGGTGAAAACGATGAGTTTGTTTTTTCTGAACCGATAGAAAAAGCGTTACCAGCAATAGAAAAAGCCGATAAAATGTATTTATCCGGCAAAGATATTTATGCTGTCGTGTTATCGACCACAAAAAACAATGAGTCGTTTAAAATTTTAAAAATGGAAAAATCATATTAAACAACCCGCCGCAGGGCGAACCGGATGAAAGGAGATTATTATGTACTACAATACAATCAGACTGTTAAAGGGCGAAGGAAGATACGAGAGAAAGGCATTTGAGGATAATTTCTCGAAGGGCGACACGATATTTGGGGACGATTGCGAACCTGTCGAGCTCGCAAGATGGAAAGCAGAAGACAAGGAGGAAGCAGAAGCGGCACTCGCCAAATATAAATGTGAATACAATTACGGCAAGCTTCAAAACACCTACTACGTCACAGAATACGGCTTAGAGTATTGTGACTGCGACGAAGATGGCGAATGGGAAGCAGGATCAGATTTTGACCTTGCGGAAGAGGTGGAGTCAGAAAATGAATAATGGACTTATGGTGAGGATGGAGCTTTCGCTTCAACTGCTGAAAATGGATGACCGGCAGTTGTTTCGGCTCCATAACCTCATAGAGGAGTATGCCCCGGATAATGATGTCATAGACATATCAAAGTTTCTCCCGTGAGATAAATGCCGGGAGAAATACGGGGAATGCAGTGAAGAGGCAAGAGACTGCGAAAACCGGTTTTTGAGATTCTGCGAAGAGGAAGCACCTTGAAATATAGGTGCTTTTTTATTTTGCACCAAAATAATACACTAAAATAAATACTTTTTGCACAATAGGAGAAAAGAAGAAAGAGAAAAGGAAAGAAAAAACGAAAAAGAAAAGAACCAAAAGAAAAAGATAAAAATAAAGTAAAAGATAAAGAATAAAAGACATATATATTATATTATTTATTATTATATATATATTTATATTATATATATTATATACAGCGATTAAATTATTATTTTTTTGATATTGACAAAATAATAATATTGATTTATAATCTAAATTACAATTTAAGTCCGAAGCGCAGCCGGTGCTACCGGCAGAGGATCACCCCGGAGCCGTGAGAGGGGAGCGATACTTAAAGCGATAGGATGACGAGCTAGGACGGCAACGGAACGCTCACAGGAATGACCAGAGGTGTTATATATACGCCTGCTAGGTTTTCTTGTGGGCGTTTTTTTATTTGATTTAAGGAGGTGAGAACGTGGAGCGATTAGAGGATGAGCCATTGACCGGCGAGGTATTTGCGAACGAGATTGAATATTATTTACAAGAATTTTGCGAGCAGAGAAAGCCGCCAATTGAGGATATGACCACAGCGCCACAGGGAGTTTGGAACGCTGCTCTTTTATATATTCAACATCACCTTTTTAAGGGAACAAATAAACTAAAAAGTAAATCACGCATTAATAATATTAATAACAATATACCAACCAACAATAATGCATATAACTATGAGTTGGTGAATGAGATATGTGATATATATATTTATATTTGCAATATATATAACAAAGAGGTCAGTATAATGGGATTTAGTAAGTTAACTGGCATTAATCAAGATACGTTTCATGATTGGCATAATAAAATTAATAAACTAAGTAATGCGGGTTGTGAGATTTACGAAAAATTGACAGCAGAAAGAGAGGAGAGTTTAAGCGCAAAGCTGGTAGACAGCAAGCAGGCGGTGGCACAGATCGCCATTCTCAACAAGCATTACGGATGGAACCTTCCGGGCGTAAGCAAGGAGCGAGAAGCAAAGAAAGCCCTTACAGCGGCAGACATCCGAGCGAGGTTGTCTAACAGCAAACACACCGAAACACAAGATATTGTGGATGGTGGATAAGCGGCACAATATATGGCGGTTGGTCTATGGGAGAAACTGCGGTTTATCCAAGAGAGCTAAAAGAACGACAGAAACCGGACGGAAAAGCACCGTTCCTGGAACCATTCCACGGGTCCAGATGAAAAAGGGGGGTCCCCCTCTTAGCAGGATGCCCGGAGGTCCCTACTAAGCCACCAAAATATTCTCAAAAACAAAAAGACATTGGCGTAGATAGGGTAGCTCCCGACAAGCTGCAACCTTTCACAGTTTCTACGCCGATTAAAGAAAGGATATGTCTATAGATGCAAGGATAAATGAAAGGTGGTCTATATATGAACGATTTACAAGTATTTAACAACACAGAGTTTGGTAGCGTACGGACAATAACAATAGACGGGAAAATAATGTTTGTTGGAAAAGATGTTTGTGATATTCTGGAGTACCAAAACGGTAGTCGAGATATAAACAGACATGTTGACGAAGATGACAGACAGAAGATTATGTTGTTTGATGGAACGAAAGAAAACGAAACCATAGTAATCAACGAATCCGGTCTTTATAGTTTGATATTTTCTAGCAGAATGCCAAACGCAAAGAAATTTAAGCGCTGGGTTACGAGCGAAGTGATACCGAGCATTCGGAAAAACGGATACTACGATATGAGAGAAAGTAAAACGGATTCGTACATGATTGAGGATCCGGCGGAGCGTGCAAGGCGTTGGGCGGAAGAGTACGAAGAGAAAAAGCTACTCGAATGTAAAGTCACGGAGCTTAAACCAAAGGCTGATTATTTTGATGGGCTGGTCGATAGCAAACTTTTAACGACATTTAGAGATGCAGCAAAAGAATTTCAAATGTCACCAAAGAGCTTTAACAAGTGGCTGACAGATCACGGATACATTTACCGTGACCGGCACGGAATTATTAAGCCATATGAGCAGTATAGAAAAAGCGGTTTATTTCAACTTAAAGATTTTAAGACTCCTCACGGTTATTCAAATGTTCAGACATATTTGACCGTTAGAGGGAAAGAAACATTTCGATTACTTATGGGGGTTGAACAATGATAAGAACAACACCGAATAAATTATTTCTTTTGCCGTATAAATTCCCGGAAGTAGACATAATACACTTATTTCGTGGCTATTACTTAGTTAGTAAATACGGCAATGCTGATAACTGGATAAAAAGACATAGTTATATTTTGGTGAAAGTTGAGTAATAAACTAAAAAACGAGGTATTTATATGATTGATCCAATGAGTGGGAAAATGATTGATGCTTCCAAGATTGACCTTGATATTTTTACGGAGGCAGAACGTGAAAAAGTTTTAGAGCTGTGCGGAGGGATTGAAACTGACAACGTAAATCATCCGTCGCATTATGAAACCGACAAATATCAATGCATAGACGTTATGGAGGAAACGCAAGGAAAAGAAGCAGTAAAAGATTTCTGCATCTGCAACGCATTTAAGTATATCTACCGGCACAGTAAAAAGAATGGATTAGAGGATGTTAAAAAAGCAGCTTGGTATTTGAATAAATACATTGAATTGAGTGAAAAGAAATGAAGTTTGGTCGTAAAGAGATTGACGATGAATGTACGAAATGCGGTCGGATGTTTGAATGTGAATTATTTAAAGCCGGTCATGGCATTGATTGTAAGCGTAGTAATGTCACTGACATGGTTAAATGTCAGTTTGAACATTTAGATAAGCGAAAAGGAGGTAGAATCTATGAGACAGAATAGAAACATTCGTTGCCCTACTTGTTGATGGGAAAGGAAAAATCAATAGTCTGAAATAAACGTGTCATAAATTAACCTTTTAATCGTTATGGCTTGCGGGCGTTTGATTGGTCTCTTCGCCCGTAAGTGATGGGGTATCGCCAAATGGTAAGGCATGGGATTTTGGCTCCCAGACTTCCCGGTTCGAATCCGGGTACCCTAGTTTCCGGCAGGTTCTTTTGTTCGCTATGCTTTTCATCTCCTGCCGGGACCATGATGCTACATGCTATTTGCATTGTACATCTCCTTTCTAACACCCCTCTAGTGGAAAGCTGATTAAAGATCCGTCACAAGGATCGGAGGGGGTTACTTGAGCATCTATCCCACGATGCTCAAGCGTGCAAATCAACTTACGCTTTTTGGCATGAGCGTAGCCGTAACAGGCGGTGTCATTTCATACAAAATCCTCCATTGATAATTGTATGTTTTTGAGTGGCAAGCGCATGGGGCGTCCGTTATTCGTGCAGACGGAAAGATGGTTCAAATCCATCCTTGCCATTATCCGGCACGGGATTTATTCCTGTGACCGGCTGGTCTTACTGAAAGACTGGTGGGAGGAGGCTGGAATTGCCTGTTGGAGGTTTTCGCTCCTTTACTCCAACATAAAAGAGTGATTGCGGTTCGAATCCGCAACCGTCCGTTTTGCTGATATTTGAATATTATCAGTAAATAAATGCAACAAACTAGGTGATGCAGACCGAAAAGCAGACCTACGACTGCCTGTTTGTTGTTTTTTATTAATCGTAGAGTTTAGCACATAAAGCGTGGTGCTGTTTATATTTCGTAGGAGGTAAACAATATGAATTATAATGAGCTGTTTATAAACAAAGATGATGTTTTGCTTATCCGAAAAACGCTTGTAAAGGTTTTGGGTAATCTGAATGAAGCTGTCGTTCTCAATCAGATACATTATTGGCTTGAAATCAATAAAAAGGCAGATAAAAATTTCCGTGATGGAAGATACTGGATTTTTAATACATATCAGTCATGGAAAGAAACTGATTTTGATTTTTGGTCAGTAGACACGATTAGAAGAACAATAACCAGTCTGGAGAAAAAAGGCATTGTCATTACAGCTAATTATAACAAAATGAAAATTGACAAGACAAAGTGGTATTCCATTGACTATGAAAAGCTGCAAAGCCTTGTTGATAACTACGATATGGCAGATTGCGTTCACGACATGGCAAATTGCACAGATGGACATGGCAATCTCAGCAAAGCAATACCAGAGACTACTACAGAGAATACATACAAAGACTACATAGAGGATAATACATCATCTAACGATGATGGAAAGGTAAATACATCATTTTCAGAAAATGATGAAAAACCAAAACTCACAAAATCGGAATTGCAGAAAAAGCAACAGGACATGTCTAAACGTTTTTATGATATTTGCGATGTATCTATCGGTCATGGTGATTTGAAAGAAGCAGTAAATAATGCTTTTAATCTTTACATGGATTTGTTTACAGAGAAAACAGGGAAGATACATCCGATATTGAGAAATGAAACGCTGATTGACGTATGTTCAGCTTTATCCCATATAAACGATAAAGAGTTTAATCATTTTGAGGAGTTTGATTTTTCAAAACCAAAAGAAGATGGAACAATGCCGTTGGAAGAAATGGTAAGATTGCACTTTGCTAGAAGCCACAATGGTAAGACAGATTATAGCATAGCTCATTTTTGTAACAAAAAGTATCTTTTGAAACTGGCACAATTTGTCATGAGTTAGGAGAAATATGAATTTTTCTGATATCGCACCAAAAGATTATAGCTGTCACTTTCACGATTGCAGGTATAACGCTTTTGGGTGTTGCACCGATGAAGAAAATCGTGAAAAGTGTTTAGAAATTGTGAAATTAGTTTTGTGTATGGAGGAAAACGATGATTGAATGGATTTTTAACCATTGGCTTTGCAAAAAAACGAAAAATCTGACGCAAATTCCGATTTTTTATATGACATTTGACTACCGGAAATATAAAAAGTACGGTAAAGAGAATAGCTGCACATTTCATTGTTTGCCGGAAATTGCTAATGATGAATTTGTTAAAAACAGATTAAGCGAGGTTGTTGATTATGTCAGAGATAATTACGATCTTGACGAAATTGTGAGGATTTAGGTATGTTTGGAACGATAAATGCAATCAAAAAGACAGAAAAGACTTTGGAAAAGATAAAATCTGACCTTTATCCGGAATACAGATATGCTGTGACAGATTTTTATACCGGCGAATTTCTTTATGCAACAAAGACTTTCGATAAGGCTATGGAAGATAATCTTGAGAGAATGGTTATCATTACGGATTTGAGAAGTTTCTAATTTGCCTGTAAATCAATTTTATGACAAAAACAAGGAATTGTGCATAAAGAATAAAATCGTTTGAATATGAGCGATATACAAGGTGTAGGAGGGATTATATGACGGTTAATATAGGGGAAAGCATTTATGAGGGGATTTCTATTGTTCAGTTTAATGAGCTTCTGAAAATCGCCAGTGATACAGTTCCGTTTGGAATTTATGCTATCGAGAGAAAAGGCGTGGCTATTATGCTAAGAAAGAGATATAAATCAAAGCCTGCATTGCGAAAAGCCGTAAAAGAGTATATGGATGGTGGATTCACGGTACATTGTAACGGATTGTAAAATGGACATGGATTAGAACTGTTAATATTCCTAAAGATATTGAAAACTATTCAAATAATATGGGATTGAGGTGTGATATGTGTAATTTTTGTCTGAATAAAAAGAAAATCATCGATGGTAAAGGAAATTTAGTTCTTTTTGGAGCTGAAAATAACCTGATGTTCGACAATAGCGACGGGAAAGAGATTGCAGGAGCCGTAAAAATTAATTATTGCCCTATCTGCGGTAGAAAGTTGGTGGAATAATGAAACATCAAAAAGAATGGCACACTTGCGACAGGTTCTGTGCAGAAATTATACCCTGTTTGCAATGAAACAATGTCAACATTTTAATAAAAACATTACCGGCTAACAAATGAAGTTAGTCGCTAACCTAGAAAAATTATAGGCAGAGGTCCATAAGCACCTTTGCTGTGAAAGCGAGGTGCTTTTCTTTATGTCTGAATTAGAAAATCTGATTTCTGATTGCGAAAAGTATATTACCCGAAATGGAATTGATGAAAATATAATCCAATGTTATATCGAGACGTGCTATGCGGCTCGAGAAGAAAAGAAAATAGAAATAATGTCCGAATGCACAAAACGGACAAAAAATATTATAAACCAGTTTTGTAAAAATCAGTTTAATGTCGATGTCTGGGGATTGGAAAAGATTTCTCAAGACAAGGAAATGGGATCAATAGAGCTGGTAGATCAAGTCTATGAAATGCTTCTTATGGAATCTCACTATAAATTTGAGAGCTTTATGCTTTATATGGAAAAAAACAGACCGGTGGAGGAAAGATTTTATCAAAACAGAATAAATCCATTGAGAGAAGTGACACTTTTAATACAGGATTTATACGATGATAAGTTAGATGAAGGAATGGTTTTTTGCCCTGGTCGTATAGGAAAGACACAAATTGTAAAAATGGGAATTTTATGGTTTGGTTCCAATAGACCAGAAAGAGCAAATCTTTATTCTGCATACTCGGACAAGATAACCGGCGGTTTTTATGACGGAACAAAGGAAATGATTACAGATCCGACATACACATACAATGAAATATATCCGGATAATAAAATAGATGGATTGACTGACGGAAAAGATTTGACTATAGACATAAACAGAAAAAAGACGTATCCGACATTTACGATGCGATCAATATACGGAACGTTGAATGGTGCGTGTGATTGTGACGGTTTAGGAATTTACGACGACCTTTTCAGCGGTATTGATGAAGCGTTGAGCGAAAATAGACAAACAACGGTATGGGGGAAGTTTGACAATAACTTTATGCCGAGGATTAAACCGGGAAAAGCAAAGCTTATAGGCATAGGCACCAGATGGGCCCCAAAAGACGTGCAAGGAAGAAGACTGGATTTGCTTCTTAATGATCCGGAGTATGCAGGAATAAGACACAGGGAAATAATTATTCCGGCATTAAATGAAAACGGAGAAAGCAATTTTGATTATCCATATAATTTAGGATTTACAACATTGGATTATAAGAGAAGAATGTCTTCTTTTGAAAACAACGACGATATGGCTTCTTGGCTTGCTCAATATCAGCAGGAGCCTATAGAAAGAAAAGGACAGATTTTTAATATTGATAATATGGATTTCTATAATCCGAATGAAATCGAAGGGATTAGACCGGATAGGATATTCGCTGCAAATGATCCTGCATATGGTGGCGGAGATTTTGTTTCAATGCCAATCTGCTATGAAATCAACGGGGATCATTACATAACAGATGCTGTTTACAATGATGGAGACAAAGAAGTTACTATACCGGAAGTAACAAGCAGAATGGAAGATCATTTGGATAAATTTAAAAACAAAACAGCAGAAGTGCATTTCGAGGAAACGAAATCAACATATGGATATCGCATGGAATGTGAAAAAATATGGAATGCTGACGGTTATCCGATTAATGTAACGCACGATCCGGCAGACAATCAGACGGCGAAAATGGATAGAATAAAAAATCATGCACCTGAAATTAGAAAATTGAAATTCATAAATCCAAAATTTCAGAAAAAAGAATATAAAAAATATTTTCAGAATGTAATTTCTTGTACTTATGAAGGAAAAATGAAGCACGATGATGGCATTGATTCTACCGCACAACTCTGTGACATGATTTACAGCCCCAAAAAAGCAAGAAAAACAGTAATTATTCCAAGCCCAATATAGGAGGTGACAATCATGAAAACTAAAGACTATTTATCACAAGTAAGCAGATTGAACAAAATGATAAACAATAAGTTGTCTGAAATACATCAATTAAGAGAGCTTTCTGTAAGCATATCAGCTATTGGAAATGATGAAAGAGTGCAAACTTCGCCTAATTTTGACAAAATAGGAACAGCCATAGCAAAAATAGATGAACTAGAAAACAATCTCGATAAAATGATTGACGAATATTTGGTCAAAAGAGAAAGGATTATTGCTCAGATAGACACGATGGAAGAAGAAAGCGTTTATCAAATTTTATTTTCCAGGTACATAGAAAAAAAGACTTTTGAAAAAATTGCGACCGAAATGGAATATTCGTGGAGGCAGATTGTCAGATTACACGGAAAAGCGTTGCAACAATTTGAAAAAAAGTACGGAGAAGAATATTTGTAAATCGTGTCATAGAATGTCATATAGCTTTTATGATAATATATATCGTGAAGAAAGAGTTAAGGCTCATATCTTTACTCCTGTGATGTAGAGGGGACACCGTTTAGGTGTCCTTTTTTCGTTTGAAAAAGAGGTATTTTATGGAGTATGTAAAAAGAACGATATATTGTCCTAATTGCGGTCGTAAAGTTGGAACTTATGACGGGAGAGGGACGATGAATATTGTTTGCCGGTGTAGCAAATGTATGAAACGTGTTATTTATTATCCGGCAACTGAAAAAAGAGAAATTAAAAAGTTGCCTGCAAGGGAAACTTCAAGCGGCATGACATTTTTTTGATTTAAAAGAGGTGCTTTGAGTATGCAAATGGGAAGAGAAATTCTTTATACGGATTATCCGGAAATAACAAGTGAAAATGTACTTGATGTTTTGCGGGATGTTTTTGCTAAGCATACTCAAAACGCAACGAGAATGCAGTTTTTGATTGACTACGACAAAGGAAAACAACCTCTTCAAAGAAAGAAAATGACAAGAACAGACATTGATTGCCAGTGCGTAGACAATGTGGCGAACGAAGCCACGGAATTTTGGTGCGGATATTCTTTCGGGTCTCCGATGACGCTTGTTCAAAACGGTGACGGGAAAGAAGAATGGAAGTCGAGTGCTATTTCTGAATTAAATAAAAATTATGAAATGGCTAAAATAAGAACCAAAACGCAGGAATGCGGAAGATTTGTCGTTATCTGCGGTATTTGCAATGTCCTTATTGATGTAAATACGGACTGGAAAGAGGGCAAAAGTTTTTTTACATACGATGTTTTAGATCCAAGAACATCATTTGTTGTTCGCTCTAGCTATTACACAGATCATAGGGTAATGATAGGAGTTACATACCGGCACGATAGGTTGACAGGGAATAATTATTTTACCTGTTGGACGAAAGACAGAAGATATGAAATTGTCAATCTTCAAGAAATATCCAATGGAGATATTACAAATCGTGAAGCGTGGCAGCATTCAGAACGAAGCGGAGAAATGAATACACTGGGAGTTGTACCGATGGTCGAATATTTCCGATCATACGACCGAATGGGAGTTTTTGAGAGACAAATTTCAGAAATGGATAATCTGAATCTTATGATTTCGGATTTTTCAAATGACGTTGATCAAAATACGCAGGCTATATGGCATGGAAATGATATTGAGTTTCCGGAAATCATAATCAAAAATGAGGATGGAACAGAAACAAGAAAAATAAGCAAGCCAAAAACAAATGAATGGGTAATGACTTACACATCGGCAGATGGAAAACAGCCATTCATAAATCCGCTTAGCATTGATTATGATTATGACGGAATGCTAAATAATATAACAACACGACGGCAACTGATTTTGCAAAAGTGCAATGTTCCGCAAAGAAATGAATCAAGCGGAGGAAGCACCGGCGTGGCAATGTCTGATGCAACAGGATGGTCACAAGCGGAAACGGCTGCGGCAAAACAACAGATGTTGTTAGATTCTTCTAAATTAGAAGAAGTAGAAATTGTATTAGCAGCGATTAGAGAATCTTCTTTTGTTCCGCAAGATAGCGATTTAAGAAAGCTCGCCATTGCAGATGTAGAGCCGAATATTAAGAGACAAAAGACATACGAAATGACAACCAAGGTGAATGCAATGGCAACGCTTCTCAGCCATGGAATTCGTGGTGATTATGTGCTTAATGGGATTTCATTCTTTGATGATCCAAACGAAGTTTGGGAAGGAAGCAAAGAATTGATTGAAAAATATCAATCAAGCATTTTTAACAAAACAGAAACATCTGCATCGAATGCTGGAGAAGGAGGAGATGGAGAAAAGCAACCCGACAGCGAAAGAATAATGGGAGATTTAAGCGATCAAATTGAAAATAGCCCGATGATTGATAAAAGCAGGGTGGATAAGTAATGGACATTGCGGCATTTGACAGAGTGAAAGAAATAGACGGTCAAAAAAGGCTGTCTATGGATTATGATACATATTTTGGTGAAATGGATTTGCCGGAAGAAGAAAAAGAGAAGAGAAAAGTGTTTTCGGAGGAGTTAGAGAAAAATATTTTGTTTTTCTTTTTTCTTTATCAAATTGCGAAAGCGATGGATTATGAAGATGAAGAATTTATCAAACGGCAATTAGAGGAAAAATACCAGGAATTGGTAAAAAGCCAAATTGAAATTGATGAAAATTTGAAAAATCATATTTTGGATTTTACAAATGATATTTATGAAACAACTAAAAATCACGAAAATGATGAATGGTATTTTTCAAATGACAGGGCTGTTTTAACATCGGAAAATGAATCAAACTGCATATTCAATTACGATGAATATAGAAGTGCCGTTTTATCCGGCAGGAAAAACAAGACATGGATAACAATGAATGACAAAAGGGTTAGACATACACACCGTATTTTGGATTATAAAACAATTCCGATAAACGGTGTTTTTTTAGTTGGTGATAGCGAAATGCTATTTCCGAAAGATGAATCCCTTGGTGCAAATATGAAAGAAATTGCAAATTGCAGATGCACAATTAAATATTTTTGATAATTTGCCGCCGGTTATAAAAGACAAGGCGGTTTTTATATGTGCAGAGAAGCACGTTAAAAAACACAAGATAGCAGAGAAGCTAATAAACACAGAAAGAAACGAGGTAATCAAAATGGAAGAGATCACAAAAACAGAACCTAATGTACAAAGCACAAATACCGAAACCCAACAACAAAGTAAGCCGGAGCAGAAGCCGGAAGACAAAACTCCTACTGTTGAAGAGCTTATGGCTCAACTTGCTACCGAAAAAGCGAATGCAGTCAAAAATAAGCAGGCATTAGATAAAGCTTTGAGGGAAAAGGGAGAAGTTACAAAGGCTTTGAGGGCAAAGCAGACGGCAGAGGAGCAGGAAGCAGAAGCAAAAGCGGAAGCAGAAAGACAGCAGAAGGAGCAGTATGAGGAAACATTAAAAGAACTTAATCATATTAAGGCGGTTTCGGCGTACAAAAATATTTCTGAAAATGCTGTTGAAAGCTTAATTGAAGCCGTCGCTGATTGCGATCACGTTTCCATTGCACAGTTAATTGATAACGAAGTGAAGGCAGCGGTTGCTACGGCTAAAGCGGAGTGGCAGAAGTCACGACCTAGAGTAAATGCCGGAAGCTACAGCGGTCTTACAAAAGAGCAGATTATGGCAATCACAGACAGAAGTCAAAGAAGACAAGCGATTGCCGAGAATCCAGAACTTTTTAATATTTAAGGAGGACTAAAATGGCAGCAGAAGAGAATTTAATCAAAAAGGCAGATCTCGCAAGAGCGAGAGAAATTGAGTTTGTTGAGATGTTTGGATACTCAATTAAGAAACTCATGGAAGCACTTGGAGTTACAAGAAAGATTCCAAAGACGGCAGGAACCGTGTTAAAGACATACAAGGCTACCGGAACACTTGAGAGTGGCACCGTTGCAGAAGGAGATCTGATTCCTCTTTCTAAATATAAGGTAGATCCGGTGTCTTACAAGGAGATTGTCCTTAAAAAGTGGAGAAAAGCCACATCAGCAGAAGCAATTGTTGAGAGAGGATATGACCAGGCGGTTGAAATGACTACAGATGCAATGCTTCGTGATGCACAGAAAGATGTTCGTAAGGACTTCTTTGATTTCCTTAAGACAGGAACTGGTGCGGCAACTGGTACAGGCTTACAGGCTACTCTTGCACAGGCATGGGGGCAGTTGCAGGTGAAGTTTGAGGATGATGAAATTGATTCTGTTTATTTTGTCAATCCTCTTGACGCTGCAGATTATCTTTCTACAGCAGCGATTACCACGCAGACTGCATTTGGTATGCGTTATGTAGAAGATTTTCTCGGACTTGGAACTGTTATTTTCAACAGCTCTGTTCCTAAAGGAAAGATCTATGCGACCGCAAAGCAGAACATTGTGCTGTATTACATCCCTGTTAATGGTGCTGATCTTGATAATGCGTTTGATTTTACGTCTGACGCAACCGGTCTTATCGGTATTCATGAAGAGGCGGATTACAAGCATATGACGGCGGAGGATATCGTTATTTCCGGTCTTACTCTTTTTGCGGAGTATATTGATGGAGTTGTTGTCGGTACAATTTCAGCAACGGCAGAAGCAAGCACAGCTGGAACAGAGACTAAAAACACTGGAGCATAAGGAGTGATCTGATGTATCGAGTAATACATTTCTTCACTGACTTAAAAGATAATTCATATCCCTATAACGTGGGTGATATTTACCCGCGGGAGGGGGTTGAATTTCCGACAAAAAGATACGAAGAGCTTGGAAGTAAATATAATTTGCAAGGAAAGCCTTTGATTCAGTATGTGGATGATGAAGATTTTTCACAGTATATGAATCCGCCGGAAAATGTCACTGGAGAAAAAATCTATACAAAAACAGAAATCAAACGTATGAGTACGGCTGATTTAAAGAAACTGTCGAAAGAGCTTGATGTAGAAGAGGCTGACACCTACACGGGGGCAGACCTCAAGAAGCTCTTGATTGATAAGCTTGGTTTGTAGGAGGAATCAGTATGTCAAAATACAGCACGTTAGAGCAGGTGAAAATCCGATTAGAACAATTTCATATTGATACGGTTGATAACGGCGATGACACCACTTCTGACGTTGTTGTTTTTGATGAAAAGGAAGAAAATCCTCTTATCGAACAGCTTATAGAGCAGGCAACGGAAGAAATAAGGACATTAAGAAATTATCCGGATAGTTATACCGATGAGCGAATAGACGAAGATTTGAAGAAATATCAATCAGTCATTGTCAACCTTGCTGTGTATGATTATTCGCAAGCCGGCGAATCATATATGTCTTCTTTTTCTGAAAACGGCGTTAGTCGTAATTGGAAGGACAGAAAAGAATTGCTGGCAGGAGTTTTTCCGTTTGCTAAAGTCTTATAGAAGATTGTGCGTTGCGATTTTGTCGACCTTAACAAAATGGTAGCAGGCGGCACGCTTTAAGGGTGGTGGGCGGCGTGCCATTTTTTATGAAAGGCGGTATATATGAATATAATACCAATTATTATAAGCGGCGTTTCGGTCGTTTTTTCCGTCTTTTTCGGCTTTTTTAGCTTGAGTTACAATGCAAAAAACAGTAAACATACAGACACTAAGGAAATCGAAGATAGAGTAAAAGAGAATACGAGAATCAATATGAAACTTGATACAATCTTAGACACTATCAAAGAAATGAAAAATGAGCGTTCTGAGATGAAAAATGAGCTTGATGATCACGATAAAAGAATTACGGTTGTCGAAGAAAGCACCAAGCAAGCTCATCATCGTATTAACGAAATTGCGGAACGTATCAATGGTAAGGGGGCATCGTAAATGAGAGATTGGAAAGACTGGGCGAAGAAAGCAGGAATCAGAGCGGTAAAGACAGTTGCACAAACGGCAATCGGTGTAATCGGTTCAAGTATGGTTCTTAGTGCGGTAGATTGGAAAGTAGTAGTATCGGCTTCTGTTCTTGCCGGACTGGTATCTTTGCTGACAAGCGTTGCCGGACTCCCGGAGGAAGATGCAAATGAGCTTAAAGGCTAACAAACAGAAAATGAAATATTCCCGTTCCGGTCAGAAAATAACCATTTATGAGACGGATGATGACGGAAATCGTAAATTTTACGAAACGTCAGACGGCGAAAAAATCTACTACACAAAAAAAGTGGATGGATTTTCAGATCCGGTATCGTTTATGGCAAATATTAGCAATAAGCTGTCAGAGGTTCTTGTCAAAGAGTTTGGAATTGATGATAGCACATCTTACTGCCAGATCACGACAGACAAGGGTTATTTGCCGATAAAGTCCGGCGATTATATTTGGAAAAAATCTGATGTGGAGCATACGAAAGAAGGTCTTGTTGATATCTTAACTGCTGACTACATCGTCAAAGGTGTGGCTGACGAAGGATTGACAGTAGACCTTTTTCTTTTGCAGAAAACAACAAAGTAGGCGGTTTTTATGAAGGTAAAAATGGGGTTGTCGCAGAAATCTATTCAAAAAGCGATAAAGCAGATTGAAAAATATAAATCTGATATCAATAGAAAATGCGAAGAGTATGTTGACCGGTTAGCAAAAATTGGAGAGCAAGTAGCGATACAAGCAATCAATGAAAGCCCCATCGGGAATCAAATAACTCTTAGCATAGACAGAGAACCGTCTAAAATGGGCTGTAAAGCCGTTTTGATTGCTACGGGTAAAGTACATGGGGTAAAAGACAGAGATCCGTTCTACACGGTTTTAGCGGTGGAATTTGGTGCCGGTATCCATTACAACCCGGAGCCTAACCCGAAAGCAAACGATATGGGATATGGTGTCGGAACATATCCGGGGCAAATACACGCCTTTGAAGATGGATGGTATTACCTCGGCGAGGATAATAAGTGGCACTACTCAAAAGGTATTAAATCAACAATGCCTATTTATAAGGCTAGTATGGAGATTATTTCGCAATATGAAAAGATTTTCAAGGAGGTGTTTAGCTGATGGTGGATAACAGTTGGGCGTTTGAACTTGGAAACACGATTTTTTATGTTGTGAAATCCAGAGCAGAGCCTATTTTGCAAAAGAAATTCCCGGATGTGTATATCACGGATGAAGGAGAAACGAATCAGAAACCTATTTTTCCAACGGTTTACATTCACGAACTGTCGGGATTGGAACAGGGACAAACGCTTGACGGTCAAACCGTTAATGCAGTTTTGGAAACTATACAAGTCGATATTTCTTCAAATACAAGCGGTTCAGATGTTCGATTGGTAACGGCAACCGTAGCGAATGTTTTTAAGGAATTGAGATTTGACGTTGTTGGTATGCCGATTTATGGAAAGTCTGACGGCATATATACATGCACGATGCGTTTCAGGCGTTTATATGGTGCAAACGACAAGATTTTGTAACTATGTACCGGGCATTTATTGAAATGTTCGCTGACCGCAATAATTAGCGGTAGAAAGAGAGGTAAATAATGGCAGATAATACATCTTATGTGGCTGGTGTTAGTACCAACGGCACCACTCTGTCTTATGGAATTGAAACGGTGGCTGGTCAAAAACCCACTAAATTTACGTTGCTTCACAGAATTAACTCCATTGACGAAGTGACGGTTGAGCCGGAAGCGATTGACTCTTCTGCCTTGGAAGATAAGCAGACAAGAAATATCGCCGGTAGAGATACCGTAACGGAAAATTACGTTGTAACTGTAAACAAGACAGACCAAACGGTCAAGGAATGGACTGATCTGATCAGCGAAGCACAAACGGCTAAAGCAGCCGGTAAAAGAGTTTGGTTTCAAGAAATCACGGAGGGTCTTACAAATGCAGAGTTTATCGTTGCATCCCCTCCTGCTAGAATTCCAAAGACTGCAAAAGAGCAGAACGGACTTCTTACAATGCAGATGAACTGTATCACGGACGAGCTTAAAGGAGAGGGTACAGCTGTAACTCCTACCGAACATTCGGGGGAATAAATAGCCAGTCTGAAACGAGAAGCAAAAAGGCTGTGACTGGCTATGACGAAACAGCCGTAGATGACACGGAACTCAATAATTAGTTTATAAGGGGCGGTTTTCGGACTGCCCCTTTCCCTTATAAAAAGGGAGGGAAAGGATAGGTAAAATGTATAAGGTTTTAAATATTTCTGGAAAAGATTATAAGATTGAATTTTCTGTAGAAGCTTCGCTGTATGGTGAGTGTACAGAGAAAGTAATCAATCTTATGACGGCAGTTAATGAAGATGGCGATAATGCTGATAGCATTAAGGCAAAATTCAAAGGGATTTCCGATATTCCTCAAGTGGCTCTTTCTATGTTTTATGCAGGTCTTATGGAGCATCACGGGACAGAAGAGGGAGACGGAGAGGTGCCGGATAAGAAAACGGCAAAAATCCTTTTGAAAAGTTATATCAAGGAAAACAACGGAAATTTCTGGTCTGTTATGGAAATGTTGTTAGATCAGATGGGTGAAGATGGTTTTTTCAAACTGATCGGTCTGGAAGAGATGATGTCTCCGATGACCGAGGAGAAAGAGCCAAAGAAACCACAGGATCACAAGAAGAAGCAGCCAAAAGTTTCCGAGAGCGAGTAATTGAAGATTTGTTGCCGGCAGCATTGAAAATCGGATTGACAGAGTATGATTTTTTTCATATGACTCCGGCGGCGATAAATCGAAGAATTACAGCATATAACGACAAATTAAAAAGTGAAAACGATGATAAAGAGTTTTTAGCTTGGCTTATTGGTTTTTACACGCAATTTTCAATCGGAAGTGCATTTAATGGTGACAAGATAAAATACCCGGAGAAGCCTTTTTATTCAAACATTGAAGCAGATAAAAATTCTGATAAAACCAAAAATAATGAGGCAGAAGCAGAAATGCGAAGGCTGGATGCACTTACAAGACGTGCAAATCATAAGCTTGAAATTCAGAGTAAAAAACTAATGGAAAGTAACGGCGAGGTGTAAAAGCCCCGCCGTCTTTTTTTGAATGGAGGAATAATAAAGATGGCAAAGATTACAGCGGTAACAGTACACGGTGGTCATAATCCGCAAGGAAAGATTGCCTGCGGTGCCAGTGATTACATTGACGAAAGTAAGGAAGACAGAGTCATTACAAAAAAGGTAGTAAAGCTTCTGAAAAAGAACGGAATTAAGGCTTACAACTGTACAGTAAATAACGGAACAAGTCAAAATGACGTTCTTCGTAAGATCTGTGCAAAGTGCAATTCAAAGAAAAGAGACGTTGATATTTCTATTCACTTCAACGCAGCTAATCATCAAAAAATGAGAGATAAGAAAAATGTTGGAACAGAGGTTTGGGTGAGAAAAACAGACGGCGTTCGTGGCGATTTGGCTAAAAGGATTTGCAATAAGATTTCAAAAATCGGATTTACAAATCGTGGGGTTAAGGCTACACAGAATCTTTGGTTCCTTAATCAAACGAACAGACCGGCATTGCTGATTGAGGTATGTTTTGTAACCGATCCAGACGATTTTGACCTTTACAAAAAGTCAAAGGATAAGATTGCACAGGCAATCGCAGACGCTATTTTGGCATACAACAAGGCACAGTAGTGAAAGTGGGGTGCGGTAATGGCTACAGAGGAAAGCTTAGAGTTAGAAATTGAAGCGAGTGCAAAAAGGGCAAATGCCGCACTTGATAGCCTTATAAAAAAGCTTGGTGCGGTATCTTCGGCTATTGGAGGAGTTGATACATCCGCACTGGGTAATTTTGCTAAAAATATCAATGGCATTGCTAAAAATGGCGGTCTGAAAGACGCCAAAGCCGCTATTGACGGAATTGATAAGTCTGTAAAAAATCTCGGAAAGAGAAAAACAAAAGTCAATGTCGATGTCAAAACAGGTATGGATGCTATCAGTGAGTTGCAGAAAAAGTTTGCTGATATTGGAAAAGATACTAATTTCAGCGGTTCTACTTCTGAATTACAGAAAGAGTATGACAATCTGTCTACGAAACTGGATAAGCTGTCGGAAAAAGAGCAAAAGGCACTTGCAACAGGAACGGCAAGCACTGGAAAGAATGCTTTTGTCAGTTTGCAGTACGATATTGCGGATACACTTAATAAAATGGACGTTCTTTCTGCTAAAATCAAAAGCGTAACGTCTGCAAATGGCGGTCTTGGTGATAAGTTTAAAATCATCCGCACCGACTATTCACCAAAGGAAACAACTACTCCGACTATTAATACAGAAAATGCGACAAAGGCGGTAGAAACCGTCAAAAAGTCGATTGAGAGTATCCCAGAGGCGGCACGTTACTCTGTGGAGAAATCACAGCAATCACTCATGGAGGCACTTGCGGCTGTCCATAAGGCAGAAGATGGTGTAAGCAGATATGACAAGGCTATTTCTGACGCAAAGGCTAATTTAGCAAGCGTAGAAAAAATCGGACTCGGAATGGGAACGTCTGAATGGGATAGTGCGTACATTGCGTTGCAGAAAGTCACAGACGAGGCAAAGAGATACAAAGCGGCACTTAATCAGAAATCAGCAGGAATTACTTCTGATATTAAAGAAACAGATAGCCTTGATGCAAAGGTGGATAAGCTAAGGGCGAACCTTAAAAAGATGCAATCTGCCGGTATCGGTTTTGGAAACGAGGGATTTGATAAATCATATATCGAGCTTGTGAAAGCGGAAAATGAGCTGAAAAAGTACAAGTCCACCCTTAACCAAACAGGAAAAGACGCAGGAACATTCCAAAGCCGTATGATTGCGGCTTTTTCTAATATTGGGAAAAATATAAAGGCGTCCAGTGCGTCCATTGGTTCGTTTTTCTCAAGGATGAAAAGCGGTTTTTCTTCTCAAAGTAAATTAAGTAGTGGTTTCGGCGGCCTTGCGTCCAAACTTGCTAAATTAGTAGTTGGTGTAAATGCCGCTAAGGGAGCTTTTAATGGTCTTAAATCAGCAATGGACTACTCATCCGATTTGACAGAGGTGCAAAATGTCGTAGATGTAAGTTTTGGAAAGTACAAGGGGAAGATTGAAGATTTAGCAAAGACTTCCATTCAAGACTATGGTATGTCAGAGCTGACAGCAAAGCAGATAGCGGGACGTTTCCAATCTATGGGTACAGCTGTAGGTTTTTCGCAGAAAAAAATGTCGGGAATGTCTACCGAATTAACAAAGTTGTCTGCTGATATGGCATCTTTTTACAATGTAAATCAAGAAGATGTAGCAAAGTCTATGCAGTCCGTGTTTACAGGAACAACAATGCCACTTAGAAAGTACGGTATTGATTTGACACAAGCTACATTGCAGGAGTGGGCGCATAAGCAAGGGATTGATGCGAATATCAAATCTATGTCGCAGGCAGAAAAGACAATGCTACGTTATCAGTATGTTATGTCTCAAACAGGTGCGGCACAGGGAGACTTTGCGAGAACAGCAAATACATGGGCGAACCAAACGAGAATGTTGCAGCAGAATTTTCAAAATTTAGGTTCGACTATCGGAAACATCGCTATCAATGCTTTTAAACCGTTCGTAAAGGCAATGAACTCCACGCTTGTGAAACTGAATGATTTCGCAAAACAAGCAAGGGACGCGCTCGGGAAGATTTTTGGATGGGAGTACGAAGAGGGAGGAGGCTCTACCCAAACGTATTCTGATGAATTTGCAGATGCCGCTGACGGAGCAAACGATACAGCCGATGCTACCAAAAAGGCTACAAAGGCACAGAAAGAGTTTAATAAGCAGTTGCAGGGTTTTGACCGTCTGAACAACCTTACATCCTCAAAAGGCAAGGATAATGACGGTGATGGAAAGGGTAGTGGCACTAGCGTTGGGGAATTGTCTAACATTGGCTCTGGAAGCGGAGGAAAGTGGAAGCAGAAAGACAGCATTTTCAAGAAGTTTGAAAGTGATATTGATACACTTGAAAAGCTTGGGAAGAAGATATCAACAACTCTGTCAAAGGCAATGGAGGATATTGACTGGAAATCCATATACCAAAAAGCGGCAGGATTTGGAACGGGGTTAGCATCTTTCCTTAACGGACTTTTTGCAGGAGGCGAGGGAGCGAGACTTTTTTCTGATTTAGGAAGCACTATAGCAAATTCTCTGAATACAGTCCTTACTGGCTTAAACAGCTTTGCGACAACTTTTAGTTGGGATGAATTTGGAAGAAATTTGGGAATTGGAATTAACGGATTTTTCACAACGTGGGATGCCGGTCTTACTGCTGATACATTTAATAATATGGCAAATGGCGTTCTTACAGCAATAACATCAGCATTAAATCGCATTCACTGGGATTTAATTGCTAAACGCATCGGAGAGCTGATAAAGGGGATCGATACTAAAGGAATCGGTGAAAATTTCGGAAAACTTGTCAATTCTATAGTAAATGCTCTTTATACTTTGGTATCTAATAAGGAGACTTGGAAAGATTTAGGCACAAAGATAGGGGATGGAATAAACGGATTTTTCAAGGGATTCGGAAAAAGCGGATGGAAAAAGCTCGGAAAAACAATAAGTAATACTTTCAGTGGATTTGTGACCACGATAACTACGGCATTAAACACTGTGGATTGGGAGTATGTCGGTCAATGCATCGGAGATTTTATTTCTGGAATTAAATTTGGTAAAATTGCATTTAACCTTTTGAAATTGGCGAAAGCACTGGCAACAGCCATAGCAAAAGCGATTAAAGGCTCTATGGAGACGGCTCCAATCGAAACGGCCTTAATTGGAGTATTTGCATTTTTGAAATTCACCGGACTCGGTAAATGGGTTTTTGGTAAGCTTGCATCGAAAGTGATGAAAAAAATTGCTTTATCGCTAGGTGCAGAAGCAGCAACAAAAGCCGGAATAGGAACGGCAATTGCTAAATCGGTAGGAGGAGCTGTGTCAAAAGTGCCGGCCGCAATAGGAACTTTTATGTCGAGCGGAGCGGCTGCTACAGCTGCAAGCGTTCTTGGTGGAGTGGTAGCGGCGTTGGGTGCGGCATTTGCCGGATTCCATTTAGGAAAGTGGATAGGACAAAAACTTACGTCTGATGATATGAAGCAGTATCAATATGATTTCAAGTTTAAGGACTTATTCACATACGACCCTAAAGAATGGGCGCAAGGAATTAAAGATTGGTGGAAAGATGCTACCGGTCAAAATGAGGAAGAAGGCGGCGGTGGTCACAGTTTTGATGTAAAATACAAAGTTGATGCTTCGGCCGTCAATAAAGCTGACGAAAGTCTGAAAAAGACACGAACAGTTACAACAAAGCTAAAAGCTGAAAAAGCACCGGACTTCGTGGATGGATATAAGAAGTATTTTCAATTACAAAACAAAACGATTAAGGCTAATCTGAAAATAATTGGCGATATCGAAAAGCTACGAGAAATGTCGAAGAATCCATTGCTTACCGATAAAGGAAAGGCAAATACGATTAAAAAGACTGTTGAGCTTGAAGTGAAGCTTAAGCAAAAGAATGGAAAGGCTTTGCAGATTGACGAAAGCACGCTTAATGTGCTTAATAACATAAGCAAAAAAGCTGATGGAGGTATCTTCTCTGGCGGTAAATGGAAAAGCATTAAGGGATATGCAGGAGGAGGCGCTCCTAATATGGGGCAAGTGTTTATGGCGAGAGAAGCGGGTCCAGAACTTGTCGGAACAATTAACCGGCATACTGCCGTAATGAATAACGATCAAATAGTTGCTTCTGTGTCAGATGGCGTTTTCAATGCATTAAACCCAGTGCTTACAAAAATGGTCGTTGCAATCAATAAGATGAATAGTGCCGGAAAAGGTCAGGCTCTTTATGTCGAGGGCGTATCTGATGGCGATATTGTCAGAATTACGACCGATGCAAACGAAAAATTTAAGAAAACAAACGGCAGACCGCTTTATGCATAGACAATCTGCCGTTTGTAGTGTATAATAGGGTAAATTTTAAAAAACAGGAGGGAGAAATATTATGATTATTAAATGTAAGGAGTGCGGAGGGGATGTATCGGATAAAGCGGAAACGTGTCCTCATTGTGGATATTCAATGAAAAGTAATCCGAAAACAGATGATAGGCTGAAAATTAATCCGAAAAGTGATTGGACGCCATCGTCAACAAAACAAAATGTTGCACCGAAAATCAAAAAAGAGAAAAAGAAGCATGGTTGTCTTTGGAGTATCGTTTTAGTTATTTGTGTACTTGGATTTTTTTGTTGGATAACAGACGATAACGATAATGACGATGCAGGGAAAAACTATAATCAAAAGACAGTTTCCGATAATCAGAAAACAAAGAACGAAGAAAAGAAGAAAACAGAATATGATTTGAAAAAAATATATAGCGGTCACAAGTGCAATATAGTAATAACAAGTGGCGATGATGAAGGATTTTCTTTTGACATAGAAAACAACAGCAAAAAAGACTTTTCTTTTGACATTCATTCTATGGCTATCAATGGAGTAATGACTAACTGTAATATATACAGTTTTTCTACAAGTGTTCCAAGCGGTAAAAAAGGGACGATGGATGTTGACTTTGAAGATGGATGGCTGTCTAAAGGCGATAACGTACAGTATGTAGATTTGGTAATATGGGCGTACGATGATGCGAAAAATTACAGAGATTTTTACACTAAAAAGATAAGAATCAAAACGAATAATTTCAAAGGAGAAAATAAATTCTCTGGCGGTAAAGGTTCCAAAAAGAAATCCGGATTTGTAATTTTGAAAGAAAAATTAGATTCTGATAAATTCGTTTTCTCGGTTATAAATAATAATAACTACTATGCGAATTTGGATTTTACAAACGCTTCCGTTGATGGATGGGCTTTGGAAACAGAATATTTATTCGACACACAAGATGTATGCGTATATCCTAAATCAGTAACAACTATAACAGCAGATATTTCGGATCTGACATCCAAGAAAGGCATTGAAAATCCGAAAAGCGTAGAGTTTTCTTTGAAATACAGAAAAAATGGAGATTATTTCAAGGAAAAAACAATAAAAAAATTAAAGTTTTAGAATTTGATTTCAAAAAAGCATTAAAAGAGCGGATAACACCGCTCTTTTTTATTTCCGGCTATGTCTATTCAGAGCCGCTAACCTTTAATAATTGGAGGTAGAAAATGGCAGGATTTGAGAAAGCAAAAGGTCTTGTTTCGATAGCAACCGGTTATTCCGGCAGTGATTATCGGTACACAAAAATTGATAAGTACATTGCCGCCGACAATCTTAATATCACTCCCGGTAGGGCGCAGGATTTGGACAGCTATGTGAATGCAAACGGTCATCTTAAAAGAAATGTATTAAAGCATATGCGTGACGGAATTGCATTTTCGACAATTTACATGAAAAACACCACTATGCGTTCTTTCATGAACATACTTACTACCGGCATGAAACAAAAAGATTGTGCAGGATTGCCGGAAAAGAAAATAAGAATACGGTATTTCAACGAATGGACTAACGATTATGACCACGGATTTTTTTATGTTCCGGACGTTCAATTTCAGTACGGAGGTACTTATGAGGGCGTTCCAACGTATATGCCTATTTCGTGGGAGTTTATTGAGTATTAAGGAGGTGCCGTATGCTTAATCTGACAGACGAACAAAAAGCTATGTTTTACTCTTCTGAATATTACAAAGGGTACCGGATGGTTTTTGATGATATCAACTTGACGATTGATAACGAAATCATCCATCAAGAAAGTGTCAAAATCACTCAATCTATCTGTAGCGATGTAGAGTTGTCTTTGGGCGGTTGCATCGCTTTTAGTATTGAATTTGAAGTATCAGAGGTAATGGACAAGGATGTAACCGGCTTGGAATTTAAGTGCTATATGGATGTGGAAGATACAGAAGGGAGCACTGTTTTAACAATCCCTATGGGGGTATATCGTGTCGATAGTGCAAAGTGTGTAGATGATAAGGATTACAAGAAAATAATCGCATATGACGCACTTTACGATGCGTCAGAAGATGTGTCGGAGTTTTATAACAACATTTTTGCGGAAAATGAAACGATTTCATATGCTGAGCTTCGATTGAAAATTTTAAATCATTTTGGGATTGATTTCGTGGGACGGAATTATATAAATGACGATGAAACAGCAAAAAAGACATTGTCTCCGCAGGGGAATTTGACAGGAGTAATGATTTTGAAGTGCATTTGCGAAGCAAACGGAGCATTTGGTTACATTGATAGAAACGGTAAGTTTGCGGAAGCAATCGCAAGGGAAGCAGCGGGACTATTCCCGGAAGAAGACTTATACCCTGCAGAGGATTTATACCCGGAAAGCGGAGCGAACGTTCAATATGTCGGTGCAGAAACAGACAAAGCGCAGTATATCAATACAAAATTTGAAGAATATGAAACGATGCCTATCACATGCGTGACGATTAAGTCGTCCGCCGATGACATCGGTGTTGCTTCTAACGATGACGAAAGTAACCCGTATATCATTTCTTCAAATTTTTTATTTTACGGAAAAACTCAAGAAGAGCTTAAGAAAATTGGAAAAGGAATACAGAGCGTGCTAAGCGGCTTTGTTTATCGACCGAACGAAACTACGCTTGAGGGGTTGCCTTATATGGATGTTGGAGATTGGTATTCTCTTGTAAAAAATAGAGATGGCGTTGTTTCTCCTGTGCTGTCAAGAACGCTTACGGGTGTTCAAGGTCTAAGAGATACGTTTTCGTCAAAAGGAAATAAGGTCAGAGCGAATGAGCAGACTACGAGAGATGAGCTTATTCAAAACATGGGTAAAAGCCTTGAAATCCAAAAATCAATAGACGGTCTGTCTGTCGATGTGATTGATCTAGGGAAAAAAGAGCAGAGCCACTTTGAGCAAACTTCTAACACGATTGTCCTTAAGGTTGATAAAAATGGTCGGATGGTCGAAGTCGGGCTTGGCGTAAATGCTGATGACGGAAAAAATTATTTTACCGTCACTTCTGACAACATAAGCTTGACAGCGGAAGAATTACTTGAGCTTGTAGGCGGTCAACTTCACCTTGAAAGCACGAAAAGTGCAGAAAGTTTAATAAAATTATCCAATTACAACGTAAGCGCAAAAATAAACGGAGAAGATTTAGACATAAAATTCTTTGGTGAAGGAAGACCTAAAGATGTTTCTGTCTCCGGTGGAACGGTAGAATTAGATTCTACTCCGCAAATAGGAGACTATTACTTCAATCTGTCTGCATCCGAAGTTTTTCAGTTTAAGCTTGGAAACGGGGCGCATTGGGTTGACGTTTCGGATGACTTAGATTCCGTTCCCACTGTCGAGTGGACTAACACGGGAATGAATACGGAAAACGGTTTTTCTACGACAAAGTATAAGACGGTTTACCTTGATGATAATTCCGGAACCGGAAGTAAAAGCGCATATCAAAACGGCGATGAAACAAAGGTGTCTTATGATGGTATCAGTTTAAAAAAGACTGTTTATACAACCAAAATGGGAACGCCGACACAGCAAGAAATAGAATCGAAAATTAGAGTTGAAGAAAATGGGTATGATGCATCGCTAAACCCCATTTCGATAGTAAAAATTGATTCTGCCGTTTCTGCTGATGGCGATTTATCCGCAAATGGCTCGGTTAATGCAGATGGAAACGGTGTTTTTCAAGGAGATATGGCTTGTGGTGGTACGATATCTGGAAATTCCTTGGTAATCAATGGAAGCCAGCTTATATGCGGGAGCATCATAAAAGAACTAAGCTCTAATAGTATGATTTTAATTATTTCAGCGCCCGGAGTGGATCAAACAATGCCTGCATCTATGTGCAATGGAGATTTGGAATCGGCAGATTTTGAAATAGGGACCGTTGCCATAGCACCTACGAAACAAACAATAAGCGCAGTTGTTAGTAGCAAAACATTGGCAACAATTAGAGTTAATTATTCATATTGGAAAAAACTTTAAAGGAGGTAAATAATGGACAGTAAATATTCGATAAGCGAACCTCAAAAAGTGCTTTCTTCTGATTATTTAGGAACTTTTCTTATAAGGCAGAACGCTAATCAGTATGCTTGTAAGAAAAAAACAGATACAGAAGAATGGTGGGCGATTGGAATGATTGCTAATGACGGAACGTATTGGCATCCTCTGATTGTTTCGAACACAGAAGCTTATTGCTATTCGTACAGCGATAATTACAATAACGGGAATCCGATTTCTGATAAAACGGCGAGCTTTGATTATAACGGGACAACGTATTATGCTTCATTTGGTGCATATGGTTCTATTGGCGGCAGTGTGTCAACAAATGTTTCGATACCAGTATATTCAGAAACAAAATCTTCTGACATTTCGCATATGGCACAAATTCTTTTGGGACTGCATTTACAGGATGGAGGTACATTACCTAGCGGGGAAGACTCTTCTGGAAACTATCAAAAAGTCGATTATTTGAGAATCAACTGGGAAAACAAGTCTGAAAGCTTGAAAACTCCAATTGATAAGGGCAATCTTAATAAAATGGATAAAGCCATTGATGATTTGTGTAAAAACCTTGATGTTGCGCATACGGAATCAGAGGTTAAAAAGCTTGATAAATCGTCAGCAAATAAGCTTCTTTCCGAAACGCCGACATGGGATGCTGAAACAGGAATTTTGACGTTTAAATTTTTTGACGGAACAAGCTTCAGTGTTGACTTTAATGTCGAAAAAATCCCTGTTTCTTTTTCGATGGATAGTAACGGCGTTATCACAATGACTACCGATGATGGAACGGAGTGGACTGCCGATGTTAGTAAACTCATTCAAGATTACAACTTTAATAACGGTCTTAGAATTTCTTTTACAAAAACGAAAAATGAGGATGGTTATGAGGTTAGCGCAGATCTTGTAAAGGGGAGTATAACGGAAGAGTATCTTGAGGAGAATTATCTTGCAAATATAATTAGTAATGTAAATGCTTCTAACACCAATGCTTCCAACGCCGCTACAAGTGCTACAAACGCCGCTAACGATGCTAAATTGGCTCAAAGCTATGCGATAGGCAGTAGCGGTATTCGTGATGGAGAGGATACCGATAACGCAAAATACTATTCACAGCAAGCGAGTAAGGCGAAGCAGGAGATTTTAGATTCTATGAATATTGCTGGTCGTGGGCTTACTGTAGAATACGATGCAGATTCGAAAAGAAATGTTTTTGCGTTGGCGAGAGAATGTGTTCAGATTACAGATTGGAATACACAGTTTTACACAGGATTTTATGGAAGTAGCGTTTCGGCAAATGGTGTTCCTAGCGATGCCGCAAATTATGGGACTGCATTTTTTGGGATTGTATTGCAAGCTACGGACAGCGCAAATCGTTCTTCGGTTGTTTATCAAACCGGAATTGTTTATAAGAACAGCAGAACAGATTTTTCCGGAATTAAGAAGTATGAAAGAGTTTATGCGCAGGGTCAGTGGTCGTCGTGGGAGGATACAAACTCTTTTCGCGATGAAGATAAAACCAATCTTGACAATCTTGTTTTGCAAATTGGAAATCATTATGTGAAAAAAGATGTACCAGAAAATGCAGTATTTACTGATACAGTATATGATGATACAGAAGTACAGAAAAGAATATCTGATAATGGTTATGGCGAAATTGCTGGTGGTAAGAATCTTGCAAAATCATATAAGATTGCTACAACTGCGGAGCAGTATTATACGGCTTTGTCAGTGGATGCAAATTTACAACCATCAACAACATATACTATCTCGTTTATTGGGGCTAGTAATTATATTGGATATCCAAATGAATTTATTTTTATCACTGCGGAACCATTTACATGTAATGGAGAAAGACAGTCTATAACACTTACCACCAAAGAATCTTTGCCAGAGGATCAACGAGTTTATCCTGGGTGGCTATTTTTTAAAAATTCTGAGGGTAATACAGTAATGCCATCATTTACAGATGTGCAAATTGAATTAGGTTCAGAAGCTACATCGTATGAACCATACTTCCCATCTAATAAGATGCTTGCAGAAGAAAAAGCAGATAAATCAGAAACCACTGTAAACCTTTTGAAGCCTACTTTGGAAACCACCACTGTAAATGGTGTAACTTGCACCAATAACGGGGATGGTACTTATACATTGAATGGTACTGCTAGTGCAGGTGCAAACTTTTTTTTACAAGGTAGTTATGGAGGTCATACGCCTATTATAAATAAAGTAGGACACTTTAAATTAACACCTCTTACCAGAACTTATGTTAATCTGCGTGTACAACTATACCACAATGTAACCGCTTTAACTGTAACAGATAATATAGTTACAGTTACGCAAGACACATTGATTACTCTATTTAATGTACAAACTGTGGAGGGCGTCACATATAATAATGAAATTATTAAACCAATGCTTACAACAAACCTCTCAGCTACCTATGATGACTTTGCCCCATATACAGGTGATACAGGTAGCCTTAATGGTGATGTGGCTGACTTGAGAGAAAATGTAGACAATTTAGTAGAACTTGGAGAAGATATTACAGATTAGGAGGTAAACAACTATGGCTTATAAAACAGGATGGATGAAGAAAATCATTAACGGAGTTTCAACAAAGGTATTTGCCTTTGCTCATGCAAAGACGGTTTATTCGGATTTTACGAACAAATTGACGCTGGAAGATTTTTTGCAAACAAAAAAACTTCGGATTTTCACAGACAAATCGGATTCTGACTATTATCGAGAAATCGAGCCGGTTTCTGGAAATCCGGAAATCAAGACACCGCCGATCATCGTTAAGGGGTCTGCCAATTCTTATAGTAGTGATTCTGATAATGATATTGTAGGGGAAGATTACAGTTATGCTCAAAAAAAAGATGTAAATTTGAACATTCTTGATTCGCTTATTTCATCCGCTCAAACAACATCAGGAATTAAAGTGACGCCAAGAAATTCAACTAGCTTTGGCGGTAGTTACTATAGGGTGATCGGGACGGCTACAGAAGATGTCACTATTCCGCTTTATTCCGTATCAAACTCATTAAGTGATGCACTTTGGTTTGCAGGGAATATCAGCTCTTTAATGTCGGCAAATACATTTTATTACTTAATTTCTGACACGGCAGGAAATAGCGTAGAACTCGGAACGGATGAATCTAAAACGCAAAGTGTAAAGCTGGGAACTCACAGCGGAACAGTGACCGTGTCGCTGGTTGTTAAGAGCGGAACGAAAGTAACACTTAACGCAGTCGTTAGGGGAGGATACAAAAAGCAGTATACCTTTTACGATGTTGCCAGCCAAAAATACTCAGACAAAATCGACAATGTTGCAGATGCAGTGCTTGACGTGAAGAACACAGCTAATTTTTCACACAATATTCCGAGAATTGTTCCGAAAGATCTTACATCTTATATTACAGATGGTACCTTTTATAAGCGTTTGAACGGAACAGATGGTTTTGAGCTTTTTGAAGACATTTACGTTGGTGATTATATTAAAATGTCCAGAGCTATTACTTGTCCAGATTCGACTAATGGAACTGTTGGTAGCCAGTATGTCACAATCGCAGGTTTGGATACTATGATGTATAATGGTGAAGATGGTAAATATGTAAATTATCATCATGCAGTTATGATTCCTGGTCAAGGCTTTGAAGGAACACAGCATTTTGGTAGACACGCCATGAACGCAACCAACACAACGGAGGGCGGATATGTTGCGTCAATAATGGATCAATCGGTTTTGGGCGCAGTCGCAACAGAGGGCTCTACTGCTAGTGGAGCAACAATCAACCAGCAATTATATGCCGAGTTTGGAAGCCATTTAAAAACAACAGATGAATTATTATCAAACGGTATCAACGCAACCGGCATAAATCGTTTTGGAACAGCTGACGGATGCAGTAATAATTGGGCTTGGAACATGAGACAGGCAGTGCTTATGAGTGAGGCTGAGGTTTATGGTTCCCCTATTTGGTCATCCAGCGGATATGATACGGGTATTGCGAAAATGCAGTTGCCGCTTTTTGTTCATAGTAGAAGAGCAATGAATAGTCGGACATCATGGTACTGTCTTAAAGATGTAGCGTCTTCTTCTCGTTTCTGCGTTTGCAACGACACTGGCAGTGCGTACTACGGTGGTGCAGGCAATACATGGAATGGTGTGCGTCCTCGGTTTATACTCTCATAATAGCCGTTCACCCCTTTGGATAAGGAATTTAATAAAATGTTTGGAGGTAATCATTATGGAAAAAGAATTTGAAGAAATGATGAAGAAACAGGAAGAGAGACAGGAATTGGAAGCGGAGCTTCGATGCCTACAGTCTGATTTACAGCATAACACGTCCAAGTGCGGTGATTGGCGAATGGCAAAGGCTATGGAAAAGCTTATTATCGGATTGCAGGATTGTGAAGCGGAGAATGTCGGTAAATTTGTAAAGGACTGGGCTTCTGATACATATGCTTCCATCGGTGGAGATATTCATAACCGTGTAGAAAAGAGGAAACGTGTAAACGAAATCGAAGAAGCACTGAAAGAAATCTGATTAAAGGGGGCATATGCCCCCTCCTTTTTTATTGCCAATAATTCAATCACCGAACGCCCCATTTTCCATTGCTGTCGATAAAACCGACCACATAGCCTATCCTATCGTCAATTTTGCTGTCGGGGATAATGTCAGAATCGCCATAAAGGGATATGTAATGCTGCTCTTTCCTGCCGTTCCGAACACTGATTTCTTTCTTGACAATGTAGATACCGCCACCACTGGTAATAATGCAATGCTCGCCTTTGACAGCTTCACGGTCGCAGGCAACCAGTACAATCTCATTTTCCATATAATAGGGCATATAACTGTCGTTAGGAATTTTAATTCCCGTATAAGCCTTGGATTTCACATTTGACGGAAAATTCTCTAAATTGACCATTTCAGATACGTTGGTAGTTGCTAGGATTCCATTTTCATACTTCGGAACGAATACAGAGATATAATTAGATTTGTTATTAACTTTTGAGTAAAGCATTTGCTGATGACGTATAAAGTATCGAACTAACAGAAGTGCGTTTTCTGGCAACCCTCGGCAAATTTCCACACTTTCACGCATTTCCTTTGTCATAGTCTGACAGCCGACCAATTCATCAATGCTGACCTGTAATGCCCTTGCCAGTGCAATGACGGTAGACAACCGTATGCCCTGCTTGTCTTTGTATAGCAGATTGTTTATCGTTGGTATCGGTACGCCAGACTGTTCCGATATATCCCGTATCGTGATATCTGGGTCTTGAACGTACATTTCCACGTTACGGCGTAGCGTGGCGATATCATCCGTTTTGTCAGACCGAATCAACTTTGTCGAAATTTGTTTCAATTTTTCATCCCTTATCATACTTTCTCCTCCTATTAAGCGTGCTATAATGGTTTTACCCCCTACAAAGAGGGGGCTTCAAGTTTTGGCATAGGGGCGGTAGTCATTGGCGTTTCTACCGTCCCGAAATTTTAAGCACATAAAAATTTTACGATGATTTACAAACGAAGTCAAGTATTGACATACAAGAACATACGTTCTATAACGGGGTAAATCGTCACTGGGAGATTGGCTATGGAGGTATTGTATGGAAAAGGATGAATTGAAACAGGAAATTGAAACGGAAGAAAAGAAAAAGGAACATATCGACAAGATAAATAAAATCCTCGATATGCTCCCTTGTAATGAATGTGAAAGAATGTTACACTATATGTTAGTGTTATTCTTTTCTTGAGCAGATAACAAATCGTCAATCAGATGTAGTACAGCTTTCTTATGAGCATTTGAAAGGTTTCTGTACTTAGATACCAAATGAGCATCGCCACCGCCTACGGACGTGTGGCGATTTGCTTCTTCATATTCGCTTTCCCACCCAACTAATACTTCGCTTTTAACTGAAAGTGCATTTGCTATTATTTCAATAGTCTTTACATCTAATTTCTTAATGTTGCCAGCTTCGTATTTTTGAATGGTAGCTTCTGTTAAGCCAACTTTATCGGCTAACTCTTTTAATGTCAAAGCTCGTTCTTTTCGGTATTTCTTAATTCTGTTACCTACTTCTACACAAAAGTCGGATGCCATAAAATCACCTCCTTCCTGTTGTGATGTTATAATTCTATCATATTATGATAAAAATGTAAATAAAAAATATAAAAAACTTTCATAACACGATTGACAAATATATCATCGTATGATAGTATAATATCACGATATGAAAGAAAAGAGGTGATTGTATGAATTTACCAAAACTCAAAGGTGTTATTCGTGAGAAAGGTCAGAATTATATTGCTTGCTCTAACGCTATTGGTAAAAGCGTTGCTTCATTTAATTCTAAAATGAACGGAAAGGTTTCTTTTACTATTGAGGAGTTGGAAGACCTTGGTAACTTTCTTGGAATGACAGACGGAGAGAAAGTAGAAATTTTTTTGCACTAAAACTATCATAACGTGATAGTTTCTGAAAGGGGGTGCGAAAGTGAAATGGACGAACTGGTTTACTTAGAAAAGGAAGAAGCGGTTTGTAGTAGTTTGGATGTTGCTTCTCATTTTGGAAAGCAACACGGTCATGTAATAAGGTCTATTGAGGAGATTAAGAAAAATAGCTCAGTCCAAAATTGGACTCAGTCATTTCGGGAGACTTCCTATAAGGATAAGTCGGGGAAGACCAACAAAATGTACCTTATGAACAGGGATGGGTTTTCGTTCCTTGTTATGGGATTCACTGGCAAGAAAGCGAACGACTGGAAATGGCAGTACATCAATGCCTTTAATCAGATGGAGAAAATCATCCGTGAGCGTCAGTCCCAGTCGTGGATTGAAAGCAGGTCGGTCGGCAAGCTGTCACGAAAAGCCGAAACGGACGTACTCAAAAAGTTAGTCGAGTACGCAAAGCAACAGGGCAGTGAACACGCTGATATGCTGTATATGACTTATTCCAAACTGGCAAACAAAACAGCAGGCGTGACAGACAGGGAAACAGCAACAACGCAGCAACTTATGAACCTGTCGTTCGTGGAAAACATCATTTTGAATATGGTGCAGGACGGCATAAAGCAGGAGTTACCGTACAAGGAAATTTACAGGAACGTCAAGGACAGGCTGGCGGTCGTTGGTCGGCTGGCATATCTGACGGCATAGAAAGGAGGGAAATATGGAAAAGCAGAGGTATAAAATTTCAGACGATGCAGGGAACAGCATTATTGCTCTGAAAGAGGATGACCGATTTGTGAGCGTTGGAGAAATGGCACAGCACGTTGCTATTGATATCTTAGAAGATTATCGGGATATCAAAAATGGCATTAAGAAAGCCGGTGAGACAGATATTAAGCTGTCAATCAAGGTTCTCAATGCCATATCTCCTATTGCGAAGCAGTTTACTACCGAGAGTTATTTCGGAAAGGATTTGTAATAGCTTCGACTTTTGCAGATTGCGGTTTTTCCTGCGTGACAGAGCGTTCTATTTCATTACAGTATTGGTCGTACAGTTTTTTGAAATCATCGAAAGAACCATCATATCCGCAGATTTTAGCAACTGCAAATTCAGAGATGTACTTATCCATAGTTTCACCTCTTTTCTATTAGGATAAGAGGATTATATCACAATGAGGAGGGAAGATGGAAATTTATAGTCTTAAGAATTTTTCAAAGGATGAACTCCTTGATATCTACTGGAATCTGAAATACGGGATTTGGGATAGGCGTATCGGAAAGATGCCAGCAGGATATAACAAGGCATATTGTCGCAGAGACTTCTCTAAAAAGTACATTGAGTACATAGAGAAGAAAACAACTCCTAAAGAACGAAAGAGGTATCAAATGGTAGTTATTCATAAGGATTGTACCGAATCGGAGTTTGAGAAATACTGGGAGAATCTAAAAGCTAATTAAGACTGACAACCAGTGCGATTACAGAAATTATAAGGGCTAGGAAGTCGATCAATTTGTCGAAAATGTATTTTCGGATGCAATGCCATTGATATTCTCTGTAATACAACCCTTTTCCTTCCAATAGGAATGCTGTTTTTTCTTTGTTCCCAAAGGAAATTGCCCCATTTTCTTCGAGATTTCTCAAAGAAATCATATATTTTTCTGGTGGCATTTTGCATTCTTGGAATATGTCTCTGTAATCATAAAAGTTGTTTGGGAGTTGTGGCTTTTGATTCTTTATTATATTGAGTATTTTTATATCATTTCTAAAAAGCATACGAAATCCTCCTAAATTTTTTAGGACATTATATCAAAGAAAGGAGATTAGATGGAAGATTTACAGATTTTTCAAAACAGTGAGTTTGGAGCAATCCGAACCGTAACTTTGGATGATGAACCAATGTTTTGCTTGGCTGATGTTTGCAAGGCATTAGGCATTAAGAATGCTACAGACGTAGCAAAAAGGCTTGATGAAGACGAACGCACTAGATTAAATCTAGGGCGTGCTGGGAATACCAATTTCATTACAGAAAGCGGTCTTTATGCTGTTATTCTTCGTAGCGATAAACCGAACGCCAAGAAATTCCGCAAATGGGTCACGTCAGAGGTGTTGCCGTCAATCAGAAAGAACGGCGGTTACATTGACGGACAGGAATATTTATCTGATGAAGAGCTGATGGCAAAAGCGTTGGTTGTTGCAAATAACAAAATCGCAGAGAGGGACAGGATTATTCAACGTATGAAACCGAAAGAGGTTTTTGCTGATGCGGTAGCAACCAGTAAGACGTCAATCCTTGTTGGCGATTTGGCAAAACTGATTTGTCAGAACGGATACCAGATAGGGCAGAAACGATTGTTTGAGTGGTTACGGAGCAACGGCTACTTAATCAAAAGTGGTTCGTCAAGGAATATGCCGCAACAGCGGTATGTCGAGCAGGGGCTTTTCGAGGTGAAAGAAAGCAACTTTCAGAATCCCGATGGCAGTGTGAGAATTACCCGAACCACAAAGGTTAGCGGTAAAGGTCAGATTTACTTTATCAATAAGTTTAAGCAGATGGAAGGATGATTTTATGGATGATAACGAAGTAATTGACCGTTTGTTTGAAATGGTGGTCTTAATAGTGGTAGTTGCCGTGATTGCAAGGTTTTTATGAAAGGAGAAAAAAGATGGAAGTTAAAGAGCTACTGGAGCTTTATATGTACGATGATGACGAAGTTTTTATTTTTGAAACAGGGGAGGAGAAGCAGATATTCAAAGGCACGATAACAGATGTTCCGGAGGATATCGAAAGTAGATTTGTTTCGGGTTTTGGTTTCAACGAATTTAACGAGTTTGTTATCAATGTTTAGAAAGGAAGAAAGATGAAAAGAAAGAAAATAGCACTTTTTGTGTTGGCGGTAGTCGTACCGCTGTTGATGGTAGCGGATATCGGATGTCAGTTTGACGGGCTTCT